CTTCACGGATAGTTGCGTCAACCAGTCCATCTCCGCCCTTGCCTTCTTCGTAATAGCGCAAACCCTGACGGGCTGCTGCTCGCATGTAGGCTGGTGGGGTTAGGTTTACTTGCCTGACTTCGGTGTTGCAGACTTCGCAGTTGCCGTCACAATCTTCGCAGGGGTTGGGTTCTTCGGTTCTGGCTTCTGGTTGTTCTTCGGTATCCCTGAACTGTCCGGTATAAGTGCCACCTGGTTCTATTCCTTCCGCGATGCTAACTGCAACCATGTTCTCGATTGCAGATTGCTTATCCTTGTGACAAGCGATTTGTTCGCCATCTTCTTTTACTACTGCCCAACCCGAACACATCGGTGCTTCGTCTGTCAAAAAGTATGGCATTAGTCTTGCCTCATTACTGCTAGTCGGCAACCCTCTGATCCAGCGGTTGCATTGATTACCTCGTATGGTCTTAGATACATTGAAATTTCTTCTCCGCCATGAAGAACGAACGAGTCATCCTTAGTTCCTAGCCAGATGTCGTTGTAGCCGTTGTATTGTTCAGCCCAATCTAGCTGAATGTGCAAGTTAGTTCCAACACCGCCAACATCCACGAACTTGAAACCATACTGAGTGTTTGGCTCTAGGGTTACTGGGATGTTCTGACTTGAACCGCCTGTGGACTGGTTGGAAGCACCGATGTATTGCGAGATAACAGCCGTTCCACCTGTCAAGGCAGTTGCACCATAAAGGGTTGCATCGTGAGCATCTGGATAATTGCGATTTAGGTTATAGGCAGGTATAGCCGAACCAGTAGTTGTAATCGTTGCGCCTTCAATCAACGAAGCTAGAACGCTAGATGTTGAGCTGTCAAACTCCCAGTTCTCGAACTGCGCCCCCAAATCGCCAGTTGTAAATGAAAAGATAGCTGTTCCGTTGTTTGCAATAGGGAAGTATCGGCTTACTGAATAGATGTGACCCTTGCGAGCCAAGTCACCCATAAATGGCGATGGCTGAAGGTTTTTTAGGACATAGCGACCAGCGTCAATGGTTGGCTCGACGACTGTTACTGCCGCTGTGCCAACTGTATAGACATTTTGCGAAATCATTAGACCTCGTATGCCGCCTGTGGATCATTAGGGTCAATCTGTGCGATGCCCTGCAACTGAACGCTTGGTAGTCCTGTGTGCTTGATGTCAGGTAGTCCCATCGCCATCAGAACCTCGGCTGGATCGAAACCTGCGTTTACCAATCGCTGTGCCATCATTACCTTCTTGTCATCTGTCACGATGGAAGCATCGGTGATTGCAATGTTGGCTAGTGGAACGCGAGCAATGTCACCACCTTCTACTGGTGCCAAGTCCTCTAGTCGGCGAACATCGTTCACCTTCATCCAGCCCGACTGCAAACCATTTGAGTAGGCAGCGAAGCGCGAGTTAGCGTCACCGCGAAGCAGTCCGTCAATTGAGAACTTGACGAATGCGTTTTCGCCACCCTGTTCTGCGCTTAGTAGCGTTGAGAACGCACCTTCGAGCTTCTGGATGATTGGGCGAAGCGTGTGGGTTACGAACTGAATGGCGTTCTGTTCTGCCGATGAATAAGTGTTTGTTCCTGGTAGTCCTAAGAACATTGGTGGAATGTTGAAGGCGCGAGCAACATCCTCAACTGCCATTCGGCGCGAGTCAATGAATTGCGCTGCATCGTTGTCAACCTGATCGCCGACAAACTTTGCACCACCGGATAGAACGCCAACCTTGTGAGCCTTGCGGAATCCGCCATGACGAGATGAGAAAGCGTCTGATAGGTCTTTAGCCTGTTCAGGGGTTAGGTTGCCTGGGAACTCAATGTGACCTGCCATTGTCACGCCCTGACCGAAGTAACGGGCGGCAAATGACTCTAGGGCGAGTGCTAATCCCCAGTTGTCTTTTAGTGCCTCAACGCGTGAAACGCCTCGGATGTGTCCAGGCTTTAGAACATCTATTAGGTGTAGCACCTGTTCCTGCGATAGCAGTTCGTCGTGTGAGTCAATGCGATACATCACTCGACCGATGCCGTTGCGAGTTACCTCAACATCGGCAGGGTTCAAAACTACGAGGTTTAGTGGTCGGCCCTGTGAGTCGCGGTAGACACGAATGAAGGCATTGCCATCAAGAAGCATCGAAACGATTACAGCGTTGTAAAAAGGCTCTTTGCTTATTAGGTCAACATCTGGCTTCTGCACCCATGCTGGTCTTGGTCGGAATGCTTTGCGCTCACCGTCAACGCGAATGTAAGCGTCTAGTGGAAGTGTTGAGATGGTGTCGGCGATTAGGGAAATCGCGGAGTAGATTGCATTGACCTTGAATACTGAATCTGCTGTGACATAGGTTCCAGACTGGTTGCCAATAACAGCATCCTCGCCCGAACCCCATAAGGTTTGAAAGCTGATTGACCGCCTACCAAGCAGTCTGTCCATAAAACTTGCCATTTCCGCCCTATACGAAGAATTGAGGAACCAGAGGCTCATCTTCCATTCTACTAGCGGTTGCCCTATCGAACGCTAACACCGCTGCTACCGCTGCGTCTATTCGTCTTTGTGATGCTCGGTTTTCTTTCACAATGCGAGGGCCGAGGTTGTCAATTTTTACAATTGCGTTTGAAAGGTGACGCGCTAGAAGTGGGTTTCCGTCATGGATCATCTTTCCGTCAACGACTGCATCGTAAAACTTCGCGCAAGCTGGAACCATGCGTCGGGCGTTTGTTGATGGGTATTCAACGATTGGGTATCCCTCATCCATTAGCACTTGCATTGTGCGTGTCCAGCGGTAGGGGTCACAGGCTATTTCCTTGACATTTGGATTTGCCTTCACGAATTGGCGGATTGTTTCTTCAACTTCCATGACATCTACTCGCCATTGGTCGTCATGGATTTGTGGGTCTTTTTCCCACGCCCCAACGATTCCAACCTGCGGGACTTCCTCAATTGTTGCAAATGTGACAACTGTTGCGTCGCCAGAAAACGAGCCATCAAGCCCTAGAACATAGTCTTTGCCCTCTAGTGAGGTTTCGCCCGCGCAAGTGTCCCACGACCCCGTAGGAAGCCAGCTAAGTTGTGAACTGACCCATTGGTTACAGCGTTTAGTGCGGAACTCCGCTTCGGGTGTGCGTCTGACTGCGGATGCAAAGTCCTCGGCGGAACAGATGTCATCAAATCCTGGATTCGCGTCTTTCCAAGTATCAGCTAGGCGATGATCGGCTTCGGCTTGAGCTTCCCACCATGCCATAAAGAATGTCGGGTCATCTATTTCACCTCTCGCAACCTTTTGCCCGTATTGGTAGAGCGAGTAGGCGATTGAGTCTTGTCCGGTCGTGTCAGTCTTGACACCAGCGGTTGTGATTGCGATTAGGGTTGCTAGGCGACCACGCGCACCCATAGCCAACGACATAACATCAAAAAGTTCACGCGAGGGTTGGGCATGCAGTTCGTCGAAGATGGTTGCAGATGGGTTCAAGCCTTCTTTTGAGTAGGCTTCGGCTGATAGCACTCGATAGACCGAACCTGCCTTCGGAAGTTCAATCGCGTCGCGGTATAGCTTTGTGATTGCCGATAATTCTTCGCTGGCTTCAATCATTCGCTTTGCATCGGCGAATACAATTCGTGCCTGTTCTTTTTCGGCGGCTACTGAGTAGACCTCTGCGCCTCGCGCACCGAGGATAAGGGAATACAGCCCAAACACCGAACCGAGGGCAGATTTACCGTTCTTTCTCGGGACTCCGATTAGTGAGATGCGATTTCGATAGCCTCGCTCGTCACCTGCAAAGACATGTCGGATTAGTTCTTGTTGCCATTCGCGAAGGTGTAAAGGGTCGCCAGCTCGACCGGCTATTGAGTCTTTAGTAACTATGCCAAACGCCTCGGCAAAGTCTATGACTGTTTCGCCCTCGCCATTGACTAGGTCAGTTTGAGGAACTGGGGTCAACCATCTCGGTGGCCACACGATTCGCCTTCCTCATTTGTAGTTCTTCTAGTTTAGACATTGCCTTTACTTCCGCAACGCCTAGCTTGCTGCGATCTGATGGGGTAAAGCCTAGAAGTGACAGGTTGCTTATGATCTGGCGGTCAAGTTCGCGCAGTCCTCTGCGAAGTCGTGCGTCATCGGTTTGCATTACCTTCAC